AGGCTGAATCGCCGCGATTAAATACCACTAAAACCGGAGTTATCTTTGCACTGGTTCGCTTTAGTGGCTTGAAGGGGGCTATATGAAAAGTCACGATCATTTGCTCGATAGGCAATATGACGATGAACACTACAATTGTGTTCACTTTGTTCATGAAGCTGCAATGGACCTATACGGTATAGATCGGGCGGAAGCGCTTGAACTCTTTATGCAGCCTAAGGGCAAAATTACTTTTTTATCTTCACGGTTAAAACTTTTAAATCCGCTGCCCATGCCCAAGGAAGGCTGCATAGTCGCCTTCCATCCCAGACAAAGAAATAAGCCCCCGCATGTGGGGCTTTTTCGTGGGCAAAAGATTCTTCACCTCATGGAAAGCGGAGTCACTTATTTGCCTGAAGAGGTCGTGATGGGAATGGGGTTTAATCGGGTCAGTTATTATGATTAAAGTTATTTATAAAAAAGATGCTTTGTCTGAAGAAAAGACAATTGAACAGGCTCAAACCATTGGGCAATGGCTCACTTCAAAATATGAACATATGCCTGAACATGTGCGTATCTTTCATACTACAAGCAATATGGATCATGCCGAAATTTCATTTGCGAATGAAGTCACACCGAAGAATGCATATGACTTAAAGCAGCTTGATTTCTTACCGGGCACTATTATCGTAGTTGAGAACCCTAAATGGGTCGCGGCTATTGTTTCGATTGTGATTAGTATTGCGATCGCATTTTTAATGCCGACGCCATCAATAGCACAAACGACTCAAAATACTAACCAGTCTTCTTCAGCAAACAATGAACTTTCTAACCGTGAAAACAAGATCCGGGTGAATGGTCGTATTGCTGATAACTATGGAGCTGGGTGGAATACTCCCGACCTAATCGCAGTACCTTACAAGGTATATGAAAACAACGTTGAAGTTGAGCATGTAGTGGGCTGTATTGGTCGTGGACACTATAAAATCAATGGAGCTTATGACGGTGAAACCAATATTGTCGATATTGCCGGTGCATCGGTAGAAGTCTATCGACCGGGTGTCGATATTGTCTCGGGTGAGCCATATTTCTCGCTTGGTACCGAAATTACAACTCCACCCTTAACGGTTCAGCATCAAACTTCTGTTAATGGCCAAGTTTTACGTCCTGCTGATACACAATCTTTAGAAGGTACCAACTATCTTCATTTTGCATATCCAAACGAGATCCTTCGGGCATCTGCAAACAATACGGATTTAACCACTAAGTTTGTAAGTAATGACCGCGTAGAAATCACCAATGCTTCATTCACGTTTAACGGCCAGACTTATGATTTAAACGGCACTTACAGTGTTCTATCGGTAGCTGATGATCGAATGACGTTATCAAATCCGGCGGCCGTTAATGCTAACTGGTTAAAGCTTAAAGAGTTAAATAACCAACAAACTGCAGCTTTGTCACCAAAGATCAGTTCAATAGGTGAAAAATGGATTGGTCCATTCATTCTGGACAATGTTGAACGTAGCCGGGTGCTGTGTAATTTTGTGGCCACCAATGGACTTTATACCGTTTCTTCAGGTGGGAATCAGGCCGCTGTTAACGTCACGATTGAAGTTGAAGTAACACCGGTAAATGAATCTGGTGCAGCGATTGGTAATCCGATGCTGAAGCAGATTATTTTGAAAGGTTCGGCAAAGTCACGTCAGACCGTTGGCGCAACACTTGATATGGTCACGTTTCAGGGGCGTTGTAGTGTCCGTGCACGCCGTTTAACTCCGACTCCGGCAGTTACAACAGTTGTTGATGAAGTAAAGTGGCAGGCGCTTTACGGTGCTTATCCTTTGCAAAGCACAGTGTATGAGCATGAAACGGTTTTTCGTGCGCGTACTTATGCAACCACTGGAGCTTTATCTGTTAAGTCCCGCAAGATCAATTTTGATCTTCAGCGAATGTTGCCGACTTATAAAAACGGGGCAATGACGACAGAGCTATATCCAACGTCTAGCTTTGCTGATGCTTTGGTATCTATGGCACTCGATGACAAGATTGGCCGCCGTTCGATCGATGAGATTGATCTTGAAAACATCTATCGGACTTATAACGATGTAGTTGATTATTTTGGTACTCCACTAGCGGCTGAGTTCTGTACCACTATTGATGATACAAACCTGTCTTTTGAAGAGCTGGTTACCAATCTTTGTGATGCCGTATTTTGTACTGCATATCGGCAAAATAATAAGCTCAAGCTTTATTTTGAACGTCCAACTGATAACTCTGTAATGCTGTTTAACTTCAGGAATATCATTCCGGATAGTTACAAGCATGACCTGACCTTTGGCGTGATGGATGACTACGACGGACTGATCTATGAATACACGGATCCGACCGACGATAGCCGTATCAATATCTATTTGCCAGACAAAGGAGCAAAGAACCCGAAAGAAGTGAAATCCGTTGGGGTGCGAAACAAGTGGCAAGCTCATTTTAATGCGTACCGGATCTGGAACAAGCTTCGCTTCCAGCGCAAATCCATCACCTTTGATGCGGCGCCTGAGTCTGAGTTGCTTGTGCTACGTGACCGTATTGCCGTAGCAGATTATCGCAATGGTATTCATCAAAGCGGGGAAGTGGTACAGCAAGAAGGTTTAATTCTCACCCTAAGCCATGATGTAGATTTCATTGCAGGCAAGAGCTATGTGATCTATCTGCAAATGGGGGATGGTACCGTGGACCTTATTCCTGTTACCGCAGGATCTGCCAAGAACAAGGTAGTTTTAGGCCGATTACCGAACGGTGCATTAAAGCTAAGTCCTGATGATTTTGTGAATACTATCTATACGGTGGTTAATGACGATACCAAAGGCTCACTGCCTTATCTGGTTGCAAAAAGAGAACCGGCTGACCAGTTCTCAAATACCATTACGGCAATTAATTACGATGAACGTTATTACCTCAATGACAAGGATTTCATTGATGTGCCGGTAGATGATTCACCGATCTACATTCGATATGACCAGCTTGATATTAATCTCGCACGTTTATATCAAATGCAAAGAGGTGATTTACCAACGACTGGAGAAATTAGCTTTGTAGTTGAAGCTGGTGCGCTGGTTTCAAGCTCAAGTTCTTATCGACCTGAAACAAGGATGGTTTATAAGTTTGACTATAATAATAGTCCTGCAAAACGAGAGTATATCGTTCCTGCTGCAACTGAATTACCAGCGATAGATACAGGGGAGTTCCCACCTGATCTGGTGGTGAATCTAACGATTAAAGGCGCTGTTGTTGGACGTGGTGGAGATGGCGGGTTGCCACATTTGGCATTTGGTGCATGGTCTACCGATCCGGATTACAACTTTACCAAAACCCGTCGTGATGGTTTTCAGGGAGCACCCGGTCTATTAAACCGGCACAGTAAACTAAACCTGATTATTGATGGTGGAACTCTGGCTCGAGGCGGCTCAGGTGGTGGAGCAACACCAAGCGGTATTTATACAGGATTATCGTATGGAGTTCAGGGTATTCCCGGTGGAGCTGGAGCACCTTTTGGTCGGGTTATGACCGGACAACCTATTACTAACGATTCACAAGACTGGCGTTGGTACTTAAATGGTGACTTTATGGTTGTCAAAGTAACCGATGCCGAAGCTTCGGTACCCGGTAAAGGTTACCGAACCCAAAATGATCGTTATGGATCTCCATTATCAGATGATGGCGGAAATTGGGGCCAACGTGGCACCAAATCCACCAATGATGGAACGTGGAACTGGCAATACCATGGCACAACTGAAGGTCAGCCGGGACCGGGTGGACCTGCAATTGTTGGGGTGGCACCGCAAACAACTCAATTGACTAACGGAGGGAAAATCTTACAAACACTTTAAACTTTAAAAGAACTTTGAGCACCCAATTCGGGTGCTTTTTTATTGTCTGAAATATCTGGAGAAATTTATGGAACCAGTTTCCACTAGCGGTTTTACAGCACTTTTAAAATTATATGGGGTTGCAATCATGGTGACTTTAGCAGTCGGCTTGGTTGCAGCAGTTGTATTAATGACTCGTATGCCACGCTCACCACAAGAGTGGGCAGTTGGTTTGATCTGTACGGTTGTATCAAGTTTGGCTGGCGGCTCATTCATTATTGTGAAGTGGGGACTTCATGAATGGGTTACTGATGTATGGGGGATGATTGCTCTAGGTGGGTTCTTCTTTGTTTGTGGTTTACCCGGTTGGGCTTTAGTCCGTTGGATTTTTAATTTTATAGATAAACAGGAAGGTAAAACGATCGTTGAAGTGATCAAAGAGTTTAAGAATGCCAGAAAAGACATTGAAAACAGTTAATACCGCCTTCGGGCGGTTTTTTTATATCTGAAGGAAACCGAAATGAATATTGAAAAATATCTTGATGAATTAATTAAGCGTGAAGGCGGGTATGTAAATAACCCAGCTGATCGGGGCGGTGCAACTAAGTATGGAATTACTGAAGCAGTTGCTCGAGCAAATGGATTCAAAGGCAATATGCGAGATTTACCTCTGGATGTGGCCAAAGCAATTTATCGCAAAAACTATTGGACTGCTCCACGTTTTGATCAGGTTAATGCAATTTCCTCTGCTGTAGCTGAAGAACTTTTAGATACTGGTGTGAATTGCGGTACCGGCTTTGCAAAACCACTTTTACAACGAGCTTTGAACTTGCTTAATAACCAAGGTAAAGCAGGGTTCCCCGACTTAGAAGTAGACGGTGTTTATGGTTCAGAAACGCTAGGTGCTCTTAAAACATACTTGTCAAAACGCGGGAAAGAAGGCGAAAAAGTTTTAGTTCGAGTTCTGAACATTATGCAAGGACAACGCTACATTGAAATCTGTGAGCGTAATCCAAAGCAGGAACAGTTTTTCTATGGTTGGATTGCCAATCGGGTTGTTATATGACTTTCTTTCAATACAGACGTTCAAAGATAGCTTTCACAATCACACTGCTGTGCATTCTATTTTCAGGATGCACAGCTCATACAATTAATAGTAAGGTTAATATTAGAATTTGCGTAAAAGCCCTTTAATAGGACTTTCATAATATCGATATTGAAAATACTAAATCGAAGAAAAATATCTTCTTTTATTTAAAATAAATACAATTTTCTATAAAATAGTCTTTTTGAAGATTTAAAGTTATATGAATAAATTTAATTACTTAGACCAATTAATTGCAAATTGTGAAGAAGCAAAAAAAGCTTTTCCTAGTCGCGAAATAACTATAGACAATATAGCTGATATAGAAAAAGTTAAGGATTTTAAGTCTGCGATATATATTATCCGAGAAATTGGAGGTAATCCCTTAAAAACATTTAATGATTTTATCTCCTTTAGAGAGGAGGAGGGGCTAAAAGGTGAAAATCGAATGAGGTGTGCAAAGCCAAATAGTCCTTCAGAAATCTTATACGTAGGTTCCTCGATAAACGATCTAATAAATCGTTTAAGAGAACATACAACAAAAGTGAGTAGTTTAAAAACTTAT